TTTGAATTGGTCAAAGGATTCCAAACTGGAGCCAAAGGAGGCTATGTGACTGTAAAATCTGCGGGCTATTTTGGTCCAGACCTACCAGAAGTAGTTCGGATCAATGTCAACGGCATAGAAGATGTAGAATTTACAGCCGAGTCGGTGCCAGCAGGCGAGTTTGTTGCACCCGCCGCTCATGCAAAGGTACATGTTCATGCTCAGACTCCAGTGGAAACTGACGAACAAGTCATGGCTCGTATTGGCGAACGCTTTGACATTTTAGATCAAATGACCAAGGCCACCATTGCCGGTGATGTTAGAGCAATGATTGTGGTTGGCCCTCCTGGTGTAGGCAAATCGTTTGGGGTTGAAAAACAGTTAGAGCATTCGGGACTGTTTGACAAGCTGAGTGGTCGCCGTGTCAAGTATGAAGTGATCAAAGGTGCCATGACTCCAATTGGTCTCTACTGCACTTTGTATAAGCACAGTGACAAGAATAACGTGATTGTGTTTGACGACTGTGACTCGGTGTTCCAGGATGACTTGAGCTTGAACATTCTCAAGGCCGCACTGGATTCTGGCAAAAAACGTCGTATCTACTGGAACAGTGACTCGGCCATGTTGCGTCGTGAAGGTGTTCCTGACATGTTTGATTTCAAAGGTTCCTGTATCTTTATCACCAACTTGCAGTTCCAGAATCTCAAGAGCAAGAAGTTGCAAGACCACTTGGAAGCCCTACAAAGTCGTTGTCACTTTATTGACTTGACGCTTAACACCCTACGTGATCGTTTTTTGCGTATCAAGCAGATTTACCTCAAAGGTGAACTGTTTGCAGACTACGACTTTAGTCAAGAGCAAGGTGATGAGGTTATTGCATTCATGGAAACCAACCAAAATCGCCTGCGTGAGATCAGCCTGCGTATGGCGCTCAAGATCGCAGACTTGACCAAAGTATCAGCTGAAAACTGGAAGGCCCTGGCTGCTACGACCTGTATGAAAAATACTTAATCGGGTGCCACCCGATTAAGTAATGGTAGCTCCTGGGTAGTGCAAACTACCCATTTTCAACAGGCCTTTAGGGGCCTGTTTTTTTGACTTTGCTAGACTAAGTATGTTACACTAACCATATGCGAACAGCCAGAATCGTAGTACGTGACGAAGTAAACATCAAGATTGAAGGACTTGAACTTGATGCTCGTAGAGCTTTGGTCGCAGCATTCAAATACGATGTTCCTGGTGCCCGCTACTTGCCGGCGGTGCGTCTTGGACGTTGGGATGGCAAGGTCAGTTACTTTCAACTGGGCGGTAGCACCTATGTGAATCTCCTGCCAGAGATCATTTCCATATTAGAAAAATTCAACTACGATATCGAACTGGATGATCAAAGAGATTACTCAACTACATTTGAGTTCGAACAGGTCAGTGAAGACAGTTTCAGCCACATAGCTTGGCCTGCTGGACATCCTATGGCGGGCCAGCCCATGCAGTTACGTGACTATCAGGTCGAAATCATCAACAACTTCCTGGCCAATCCACAATGCATACAAGAGATTGCCACCGGCGCAGGTAAAACTGTGATCACAGCGGCACTTTCAAATGCAGTAGCGCCACATGGTCGTACCATCGTGATTGTGCCCAACAAGAGTTTAGTGACGCAGACTGAAAAAGACTATGTGAACATGGAGCAGGATGTGGGCGTTTACTTTGGCGACCGTAAAGAGTGGGGACGTCAGCACACCATCTGCACTTGGCAGAGTCTCAATGTGCTACTAAAGAACACCAAGTCGGGGGTGGGTGATTGCACCATACAGGAGTTCTTAGAGGATGTAGTATGTGTTATTGTAGACGAAGTTCATATGGCCAAGGCCGATGCGTTAAAAACTTTGTTGACCGGAGTAATGAGCCGTATACCTCTACGTTGGGGACTTACAGGAACCATACCCAAAGAACCATTTGAGTTTCAGGCCTTGCGGTGCAGTCTAGGTCCAGTAATCAATCAACTCAGTGCTAGCGAACTACAGGATCGCGGCGTGTTGGCACAGTGCCATGTGAACATTGTGCAGTTGGTAGATCATGCAGAATTTGCTAGCTATCAAAGCGAGCTAAAATTCTTGTTAGAAGAGTCGGGCAGGTTAGATACCATGGCCGAACTGATCAATCGAGTAAACGAAACTGGCAATACTCTGGTCCTAGTGGATCGTATTGCCGCAGGTCAAGGTTTGATAGAACGCCTAGGCGACAATGCAGTCATGGTATCGGGCGTAACCAAAGCAAAGGCAAGACAGGATGAATATGATGAAGTGGCCGACGCTACTGGAAAAATTATTGTGGCCACCTATGGTGTTGCTGCTGTTGGTATTAATATACCCCGTATCTTTAATCTTGTTCTTGTGGAACCTGGCAAAAGTTTTGTCCGGGTCATCCAAAGCATTGGAAGAGGAATACGCAAAGCAGAAGACAAAGACCATGTGCAGATCTGGGACGTGACTTCGACCTGCAAGTTTGCCAAACGACATCTAACCAAACGCAAACAGTTCTACAAAGAAGCTAAATACAACTTCACACAGGAGAAGTTGGAATGGAAAAAGTAGTCTTTTTAGAAAACAAATACACCAAGTGGTATTTTAATATTATTCGCAACGCAAATCCTACAACTAGCTATGTGGAGAAACATCATATTATTCCAAGATGTATTGGCGGCTCTGATCATAGAGAAAACATAGTATCTCTTACAGCACGAGAACATTTTGTTTGCCATTTATTGTTGACTAAAATGACAACCGGCAAAGTCAAACAAGCTATGTGTTGGGCCGTCGGTAAGTTTGCACAAGTGAATAAAAATCAGCAACGAAATTTCACGTCTTGGGAATATCAAAAAATAAGAGAAAATATTTCGTTTGCCAGAACAGGCAAAAAACACAGTGACGAGTCTCGCAAAAAAATGTCCGAAAAAGCAAAAGGCCGAACTCCGTGGAATAAAGGTAAGACGGGCGTTCAAAAACATTCAGCAGAATCAAATAAAAAACGTTCTGAAACATTAACGGGCAGAATACGAACCGAAGAATTTCGTCAAAAAGTTAGTAACGGTAAAAAAGGACACAAAGCTGGTATGACCGGAAAAAAACACAGTGAAGAAACTCTACAAAAAATGCGTGATAGTGCATTAAAGCGATACGGCAAATAACGGTTGCAACATATAAAAAATGTGTTATAATAAACTTATGCGAATATTAACACTTGATAACACTCCATTTGATTTGGATCATCTTCCAGAAGAAGTAGATGACATGCGCTTTGCCATATTTGACAACAGCGATCCTAAAGATCCTGATTATCATTATATTCCGTTAATTTTTTTAGAAAGTTTTACTAGTCCTGCTTTGGTATTACGTATTGGTTTTAATATTATACGTATGCCAGTTGATTGGCAAATCTTAATTGGCGAACCTGATCTTGGCGACCTAGAAGTTTTGCCACTCACTGCCATAAACGATCGCGGATTTAAAGCATTCCAATTCAATCCACTCAGCAGTTTCCGCCCCAGTTTTAATGATATTGAAATTGTAGATGTTTATCAAGAAATAACCTGGTATGCTCCCAAATTGAAAAATGGTCAAATGCTATGCGTGCCACTAAGCAACCAACCAAAATCAGAGTGTGCATACTTTGTCAAAGATATCAGTCGTAATTGTGAAGTGGTAGATTACAACAAGGCCTGGTAGTGGATAAACTGCATATTTCAAATGAGATGGCACAGTTGGATCGTAAGAATCGAGCATTTTATGACGAGCTCACTCCCGAAGAACGTAAAAAGTTTTCAAACTTTCTCATGATACGTTGGGGCAGTAGTGTACAAGGCAGTGCCGATCTGCAACAGTTCTATTTGATCAGTTGCAATGAACGACTCAACAAACACTTTTTCAACATCAATCGCCATCCCAAACTGCAATGGTTATGTGCTACCACAGTGAGTCCCGGACTAGGATCTCACAAACATCATTGGATCGCTCCCAAGAAAAAAGAACCAGGTGCAAGTGGTATTCGTAAACAGTTGGCTGAAATATATCCTCATCTTAAAAACGATGAATTAGAATTAATGGCCGAAATCAATACTAAAAAAGATATAGACGCTTACCTAAAACAATCGGGTCAAGAAGTTAAGAAATGAAATACACCTGCCAGTATTGTCGGAAGGACTTTATCAAAGAGTCCAGTCTTGCGGTGCATTCGTGCGAACCGCGGCGTCGGCGCCAGGAACAAAATGAACCGGGTGTACGCTTGGGGTTTCATGCCTACATCAAGTTCTACGAACTCACCCAGGGCAGTGCAAAATTAAAGACCTTTGACGACTTTGCTGACAGCCCTTACTACAAGGCCTTTGTTAAGTTTGGTCGATATTGTGTAGATATTCGTGCAATCAATCCAGCACGCTTTGTTGAGTGGGTTTTAAAACAAAACAAAAAAATTGATCACTGGGCTAAAGATTCAGTCTACACCGAATATTTGACCGACTACTTGCGTGTGGAGAATGTAAATGACGCCTTGGCTCGTGCCATTGAGTTTGGTATTGACTGGGCCGAACGGTCAGGACATCCAGCAGAAGATTGCCTACGTTATGGCAACACCAATGCTATGGTGTATGCTGTGACCACAGGTCGTATTAGCCCGTGGATCATTTACAACAGTGAGTCGGGACAGAAGTTTTTGTCGGAACTGGATGCCACACAGATCGCCATGGTCTGGAGTTACATTGATTCGGACTTTTGGATGCGGAAGTTCAAGGATTACCCTGCAGATCAGGAGTATGTCAAAGATATTTTGCAGAAAGCAGGTTGGTAATGAGCGCAGATATTGATATTGACTTGGCTGATAGAGATCAATTGCTCAAATTGATTCAAGCTACACCCGCTAGACAACTGCATCAAGGACAAGTTCGTCGGCACAATAGTGGTGTGTATGTTACAGATATTCCCTGGGATCCTGTCAATGCCTGTTCTGCTATAGATTACGAACAGGCAGAGCAACTAGGATATTTTAAAATTGATTTACTGAATATGTCAGTTTATCAGTTAATCAGAGATCCTGAACACTATGAACAAATGCTTGCCCAGGAACCCAACTGGCCTCGTTTGTGGACCGATACTGACTGGGCACAACAGTTGGTTCACATAGGAAACTATACCGAGCTGTTACAATCAATGAGGCCCGACTCAATACCAAGAATGGCTGCTTTTATTTCCATCATACGACCCGGCAAGGCACATTTACAAAACAGACCGTGGTCAGAAATATTTGAGTCGGTATGGGACGGAGATACAAGTCGAGGATTTATATTTAAAAAATCACATGCTATAAGCTACGCTGCATTGGTAGCCTTACATATGAACCTGCTTAGTCCATCCGCCTTACAAGAGTAATACTACGGCGTTTTGACTTTTTGCGACTCATTTCAGTTAGACTACACACAGGCCCGTGTAAGATTTCTAAATCTTTGTTGACAAAGGTTTTCAGATACGCTTTAAATGGATCCCATTCTGTTTTAAGGAATATGTTGATGGGTATACTGCGATTGCTTTCCCACCACCAGACATTGGCCAATTCCAAGAATCTGCGTTTGACTTCTAGGTCTTGAATACTACCAAAATCGTACATAGTGGTTATGGTTTCGTCCTGATTTTGTATAATGCCCAAATATTCCGTAGTAGCATATACACACAAGGTGATAAACGGGTATTTTTCAGCTAGTTGTTCAAAAACATTTTTATCCATATCTTAAGATATTTATGGTTTGGATTGGTTTGGTCTAACTATAAATACACACATGTATTCTACCCAAGCCTATATATATCAACAAATTACGCAAGTATTGACCATAGACACCGGCGACGGAGAATCTTTCACTTATAGGTATAATCCTGTGTACGCTAAAAAACTAACCATAAACAAAGGAATTGACAATGTCTTGTTGTTTCAATTCGTAAACCAAGAAGAAAAACCTGTGGATATCACAGGAAGTACTTTTATGTTCCGCGTGATCAACACTGAAGGAACCGAGATCCTGATCGAAGCACCCTTAGTAACCTTAAATGCACCCTTGGGCCGGGCCAAAGTAACTTTACCCGGATCTGACCTGTTAGAAGTCCTGGCCCAACCGGCCAACTACAGCATCACCCGTGCTAGTGGAAATCTCAACGAAGCGGTATTTGTCAATGCACAGTCGGGAGCCCGTGCGCCCTTGGATATTGTGGACAGCGCACTACCACGTTATGTTCCGAGTGCTCCACTTACTATTCCTACTGTAAAGATGTCAGCACAAGGTAGCTACAATGGTGCAAGTTTTGCCAACTATCCATCTTATTCTGATTACTACTGGAACGGCAATCCCAACGGCGGTAATTACTGGAACAGTTTTCTTAACACAGAATATTATAGCAGTTTTGTTGTACCACAAAATCCAATCACCACAGTGCAGATGAACTTGTTACAGTATACCGGAACCATCAAAGCTCAGGCTGCAGAAAACTACGAATCGGTACCAATTAATGTGACCGAGTCCACCACCTATCTCAATCATACCGGCACCATCTACCTGAACATTGTTGGATGGCACCCCTTGGTTAGACTGTGTTTTAACAACAGTATCTTTGCTGTACCAAATGGACAAGGCATACCGGCTACGGCCTATGCTCGATGCACCAACGGAGTAGTTACGTCAATTACAGTACAAAATGCTGGACGTGGATATTTGGCGCCACCACAAATTTCAATTATAGGTGACGGATCAGGAGCTACAGCGGAAGCCACCATTGATGATAATGGATCAATTACCGGCATCACTGTCACTAATGGAGGTTCTGGCTATTGGTTGGTACCCAACGCTGGAGTAAACACACCTTACTACACCGTACCACCAAATGAACAAGGTGCCTTGGTTTTGATTGGTACCGGTTTTGTTACAGACCTTTACTACAGATAATCTAAACCTGTTGTAATTTTCCAAACAATCTGCTATACTTGTATCATGATTAAATCTATTGTTGGTTTTGGCGACAGTTGGATGTATGGCAACGAAATTGGTTCCAATGCACCGGGGGATCCAAATCGGCTGGCCAACTGTATTTTAGGACAGCTTGGCAAAAAATTAAATTTACCTACAGAAAACTTTGGAAGACCCGGGTCGTCTCTGACCAGCATGTTGTGGGAATTTGCCAGATGGGCACAAACTGTCGAAGATTCTGCAAAGCACTTGGTTATTGTAATGTTGACTTATGATGTACGTGAAAGCTGGTGGCCAACCGACCAATCTCGTAAATTGCCAACAATACCGGGACCATATTATGTCGAGCTCAATGACTACGTAGTTAGTAATACAATTTTGGATTCTATTTGGTCCGAGCTTGTTAAATTATATGTGTTAGATAGTAATCATGCTGAGTTGTCGGCCATGCGATATTGGCAGGCTGTAAATTTTCTTGACAGTTATTGTGCCCAACATCAAATACCGCTATTACAAATAAATGTTGCCAGTCCAACTCGACCAATTAGTGTAACTAGTCTATGCAATTACAAAACAGGAATGGTAGAATTACTGCAACAAGAAGCAGATTTCACCAAAAAAATATTACATGCTCCCGGCAAACATCCTAACAGCGCAGGTGCCGAATATTTGGCCAATCTGCTAGTAGAACAAATATACAAACGTAAACTTTTAAATGATTGACATAGTTTCTTTTCTTCCTGTTAAACGTAAACAAACTACCAGTGGTTGGATAAGTTTCAACGCACCTTGTTGTATACATCGTGGTGACACACAGGATCGAAGACAACGTGGCGGTATCAAACCCGGCAATGACGGGTCTTGGTCATTTCATTGTTTCAACTGTGGCTATACTGCTAGTTTTGTTTTAGGTCGTACTTTAACATTTAAAGCTCGTCGACTGTTAGAGTGGATGAATATTCCTAAAGAAGAAATTGAGAGAATTAATCTTGAAAGTTTAAAACAACGATCTATTGCAGGACTGCTCACAGAACGTCAGGCAGTGGCCAATCAGATACAGGGCATTGATTTTGAAGATCGAGATTTACCAGCAGATACACAGACATTAAATGAACAGGCCAAACAGTATCTTCGTGATAGATGCATAGCCTTGGACTATCCATTTTTGTACAAGACCATGCCACGTCCTGGCATTGTGATTCCGTTTACCTATGACAATCAAGTGGTAGGACATACTACTCGTTTTTTAGATGATCGTATACCACGATATATTCAAGACATACAGTCGGGATATGTGTTTGGAACAGACCTACAAAAACCAACATGGCAGTCGGTCCTGGTCATGGAAGGTGTATTGGATGCACTCAGTGTCAATGGGCTAGCAGTGCTACACGCAGAAATTAACGATGCACAAGTGCGACTAATTCGTAGTCTGGGTCGAGAAGTGATTGTGGTCCCAGATCAAGATGAAGCCGGTATGCGCTTGGTGGATCGTGCAGTGGAATTAGGATGGAGTGTAAGCATGCCCGAGTGGCCGGTGGGTGTCAAGGATGTAAATGATGCAGTAATTCGTTGGGGACGATTGGCCACATTGCTAAGTATTGTGCAAGCCCAAGAAACTAGTAAGATTAAAATAGAACTAAGGAAAAAACAACTTGTTAAAAGATTACGGTAATTGGTGCCCCGACATTTATCACAATTTATTTGTTGACCGTCATAATAGCGATTCGATACGAATTGCGCCGTGCTGTGCTTCACAGGCCGCTATTGAACAAATTAATACCTTTAGCTTTGAAAACAATTTGCATCTGACTAAATTAAGAAATCAATTTAGAAATAATGAACGCCCGTCAGAATGCCAGGCCTGTTGGGACGCCGAGGATGCTGGTCACCGAAGTCGTCGTCAACTTCAAATTGAAGAAAATCCAGCAATTGATAAAATTGATTATGATATAGTACTTACAGGATTAGATCATTCAGCAACCTGGGCGTGTAATCTTGCTTGTATCATGTGTGGGCCAATTAATAGTAGTACATGGGGTGCTGAGTTAAAATTAAACAAGGAAGAATTAATAAAATTAGGTAGATATTTGCAAAAAACAAATAATTTTGTTGAGGTTCTTGATTTATCAAAGATTACCAAGGTTTATTTCAATGGTGGTGAACCATTATTAAATAATGAACACTTGACTTTAATAGAAATATTAGATAAAAAAAATCTTTTAAAAAACGTTTGTCTAAGTTATACTTCCAATGGAACTATTAGTCCTTCACAAAAAGTTAAGGATCTATGGAATAAAGCGCAATCAGTACAAATATATTTCAGCATTGATGCTACCGAACGGGCATTTAATTATATAAGATGGCCCGCTAACTGGAATATGGTTAATAACAATATAGTAGAATTGATAAATTTTTCTAACAACTTAACTGTTGGAATCAATGCAACCGTGGGTAATTATAATGTGTTAGAAGTTATTGATGTGTATAATTGGTTTAATAAAATTTTACCTGATAGCACTAGGTTGTTTAATTGGCAATTTGCCAATCAACCAAATTACAAACTAGAACATTTGCCAATGGTAGTTAAACATAAAGTGATCAAAGAATTAAAAGGCATTGAAAAATTAAACGGAATTGTTAATTATATCAACTCTACCATGGACACCCCGTCAACGAAATTGTGGACACACAATTTTGATCAGATCGACAATCGCCGAGGAACGAATTGGCGGGAATCTTTAAAAATTGGAAAATATTATTAAAAAGGATTTATTTTGTTAAAAGATTACGGACTTGAGGTCCAACGCCTATTCTTAGAAATGATGTTGCAGGACGCCGAAAGTTATGTGCGTGTACAGAACATCTATAATCCTGAAAACTTTGATAGAAGTTTGCGACCAGCAGCCGAGTTTATTGCTGAACACAGCAATCAACACAAGACACTACCCACGGTAGAACAGATCAGTGCCAGCACAGGCGTCAAGCTACAGCAGGTTCCAGATCTCAATGAAGGACACTTTGAATGGTTCATGGCAGAATTTGAACAGTTCACTCGTCGTCAGGAATTAGAACGAGCAATTTTAAAATCAGCAGATCTGTTGGAAAAAGGCGAGTATGATCCTGTAGAAAAATTAATTAAAGATGCAGTTCAAATCAGTTTAACCAAAGACATGGGTACAGACTACTGGGCGGATCCCAGACAACGCATCGACAAGTATTTTAATTCAGGTGGGCAGGTATCAACAGGGTGGCCACAGATGGACAAGATTTTATATGGCGGATTTAGTCGTGGTGAATTGAATATTTTTGCCGGCGGTTCAGGTTCTGGTAAATCCTTGGTCATGATGAACATAGCCCTAAGTTGGTTGCAAGCTGGACTTTCGGGCGTGTATATCAGTTTAGAACTTAGCGAAGAACTGTGTGCCTTGAGAACTGATGCCATGTTGGCTGGTATGAGCACAAAGGATATCCGCAAGGATATTGATCAGACTGAACTCAAGGTCAAGCTGGTTAGCAAGAAAGCTGGACAGTATAGAATCAAAGCCCTACCTGCGCAGAGCAACATCAACGACATTCGTAGTTATATCAAAGAAGTGCAAGTGCAGACCGGAATCAAGGTAGACTTTATTATGTGTGACTACCTGGACTTGTTGATGCCTGTCAGTGCCAAAGTCAGTCCCAATGACCTGTTTGTCAAAGACAAGTATGTTTCAGAAGAACTGCGCAACCTAGCCAAAGAACTTAATGTGCTGTTTGTCACAGCTAGTCAGTTGAATCGAAGTGCTGTGGAAGAAATTGAGTTTGACCATAGTCATATTAGTGGCGGTATCAGTAAGATCAATACTGCCGACAATGTGTTTGGTATCTTCACCAGTAGAGCCATGCGTGAACGCGGCAAGTATCAAATACAGTGTATGAAGTCGCGTAGCTCCACAGGTGTAGGCATGAAGATTGACTTAGACTATAACATTGAAACTATGCGTATTACAGATCCCGGAGAAGAAGAACAAGCCGGAGGATTTAAACGTCCGGGTGGCAACTTGCTGGACAGTATCAAGGCCAAGAGTACCATGCTGTCTTCAGAGCCGCAGGCTAAATGTGAAGAAGTGGGTAAAATCACAGCCGACGTGCAAAGTGCAAAACTAAAACAGTTATTAGGTCAAATTAAAACAACGTGATACAGTACGAAAACATAAGAAATGTTCATTTTGAAATTTCTAGTTTGTGTAATGCAAGTTGTCCATGGTGTCCCAGGACATTTTGGGGGTATCCTCACAACGGTGGATATCCTGAAGTAAATTTTACACTGGATCAGGCAAAAAAAGTTTTCACTACAGATTTTTTGACACAATTGACCAGTATCTATATCAATGGTAATTTTGGCGACATAGTAATGAATCCCGAAGGTCCGGCCATTGTAGATTATTTTGTGAGGACAAATCCCGATCTGATAATCACAGTCAGTACCAATGGTTCGGCTAGAGATAAAATATTTTGGACAGATCTGGCCAGCACCGGAGCCACTGTGCAGTTTTGTATAGATGGGCTTGAAGATACACACCACCTGTACAGGCAAAATACTGTTTGGTCTACGGTAATTCGCAACGCTCAAACATTTATCAAAGCAGGTGGACAAGCTGTTTGGAAAATGATTCAATTTGATTACAATCAGCATCAAATTGAATCATGTCGGCAGATGAGTAAACAGTTGGGATTTATAGATTTTTGTCTGGTAGACGATGGAAGAAATACTGCACCGGTATTTAATCACGCAGGACAACTTACTCATGTGCTAGGAAACTATGTTGGCGAAAAAAACTTCACAGTTTTATTTCATAAAAAAACAACAGATCAAATACTATTGGAAGATATAATTCAAGATCGAACGCCAGCAAAGTCAATCAGTTGCCAGGCAAAAAATAATAACTCCATTTATATTTCATCCACTGGCGATGTTAGTCCCTGTTGTTGGACTGGATTTTATCCCAAAACTTACGGTGCCGGTCAATATCATCAAGCGGCTAACGCTCAGTTGGTTCCATTGATTGTTAAAAATAATGCGCTAGAATATCCATTAAAAGACTGCATTGATTGGTTTAAATCTGTAGAAGACACCTGGAAAATTGATCGTTACGAGCAGGGAAGATTGGTTATTTGCGACGACGTATGTGGAGAAAAGCAATAAATAATAAAAAGGTCCTGGACTAAAATGCAGAAAAAAACTCGTAGTCTCTTAGAAGAATTGGATTCAATGTACATTGAGCGCGATCAGCGTCATGTTATTGAAAACCGTGCTGCCAATGTTATTGCCAGTGCCATACGTTTGCTCGAGCAAATTGAGGAAACATATACTCCAGATCAAGCCCAAAATCTACAGCGCAAGCTGATTAATGCTATCAATCAGCGCGATCCTGCTAAATTTACCCGTACAGTGAGACGAACCGATGCAAATTCATGAAATAACCGAGGCAGTCAGGCCGCCTGTTAAAACAGGCCTAGCACAACAATCGCAACAAAGAAATACACCTGTAGTACCGGCACAAGCACAGTCTAATCCAACAAAGACAACACCAGGTGCTGGAGCATTTGGACAAATGGCCAACACCTTAAGGACTTATGCGCCACCTGAAACTACCAGTACTGGTGGAACATTAACACAAACAACAAACGGACAGGTACATAAGGCCAATCCAAATAATCCAAATATAGGACCGGTAATTGCTACCACTCCGGCAGG